GACACCGCCTTCGTGAGCAATAGGAAAGTATCCTTTGAAATATTTTGTTGCAACGGCGATGCCTATAACTTCACCACTGCCAATAACAGAACCAGATCCTTTTTTAATTAGATCAGGATCTTTTGTTTCCAAGTCAATTGCAATCTCATCAACCTGACGTAAGTCTGGAAACTCTGTGGGTTTTACCCACTCAGTCTGTGCTTCAAACTTTGGTATCTTCATACTAAATAACAAAGAAGACACAAACAAGTAAATAAACCCATGTACTCTGGTATATGATTATTTGGTTCCATAGTCCCTTTCGATTATCATTTCTAAAAAATGCATTGCTTTTAATATATCTTGCTTTTTTCCTTTCAACCTGTGGCGAATTATATATTTTATAGCACAACCTTCTGGGTATAGCAATTCATTCTCTACCACAAACTTACTTGGCTGAATCTTAAAATTTTTATAATGACTCCCGCCGTGTTGCTTATCCCAAACTTTCGATGTCATAACTTTTGTCCTCCTGTTTTGCACCCATGATGTATAGGTTTCGTTTTGTTCTTGTTACACCAACGTACCACACGCGATGTTCTTCATCTGCTTTGTCTTCATTTTTATCTACTGCTTCTCTTATTTTTTTTGTGTTATCTAAAATTAATAAAACGTTTTCTGCTTCACCACCTTTTGCTGCATGTATTGTAGATAGTTTTACTCGAGGTGGACTATTTAATTTTTCTTCATTACGTAACATTTCTCTTATGTATAGACATTCTTCTGGATCAGCTTTAAATACTTCATACCAATTTTGGTCTAGTGTAAAACCAAATTCTGACAAGTCATACATTCTTTCTTCTTTCATGACCCATTCTAATTCTAAAAATTCAAACAAATCTTTACATTCAGACAAAGATAATTTGTCTCCGTTTGTCCACCTGGTGTAATTTTTTATTGCTGTATACAATCTAACTTTATAACTCTTTTTACCTTTTATTTCAAAATAAATAGCCATGTCTTTTAATATTGGTTTTAATTTTAAAAGTTTATCGTTAGTTCTTGCAAGAATTAACCACTCACCGTACCATAACCCAGCGTCCTCTATTGACATAATATACTCAACACTTTCTCCCATCCATCTTTCTCTTGGCAACCAGTTTTTTTTAATACGTCTATCGTCCGGTATTCTATCTAATATTTTATTTGCAACATCTTGCACACATCGTGGCACTCTGTATGATAATGGTAATACTATGCTTTTTGCTGGTTCATTTTGAAAACGTTTTACATCTGCGCCAGCCCACCCGTAAATGGCTTGATCATCATCACCGGCTAGTATAACATGTTTAGAATTTTTCTTCAGTATATCGTACATTTTCCATTGTATTGGTGATAAGTCCTGTGCCTCGTCTATAAACACTACGTCATACTTTGGACACAATTCTGACACATTAAATTTTTCAATCATGTCATTGAAATCAACAAGTTTAAAAGCATCCTTATAGTTGTCTACCTCGTCTTTTAGTATTTGCAGCATGTGTTTATCTATGTCTTCAGAGTACATATCTGTATTGTACTCTTCTTCAGGTTCTATATTTTTAATTCTTGCAGCATTTATTATGTTAAAATACTCACTGTCTCCCTCTATAAAACCTGTCTTCTCTTCTCCATTTGAATAAACTGTAACCTCAATACCCAGCTTTCTACCTATATCTTCGTAATGCTCGTCCTGCATGACCTGAGATTTTTTTAAACCTAGTCTATCAAATGCAAGTGAATGCAGTGTTCTAAAATGTTTTAAATTTTTTTTCTGTAGCTGTGGGAATGCGTCCAACATTCTGTCTATTGCTTCTTCTGCAGCCTTCTTTGTAAAAGCAAAGTATCCTATTCTATCTATTGGCGTTCCTAGTTTCTTAAAAGTTTTTACATACTTAATTAAAGTTGTAGTTTTACCTGTACCTGGAGGACCTAATATTTTTCTGATCACATTATCTCCGTCTTATGTTTTATTTTTGTGTGGTTTATTTTTATATCTTCGAAATCTTGTATGCTTATCATTACAATATTTTTTGTAGGTGTATTATATTTACCTTTTTCTTTTGATGGGAATCTCTTTTGTTCTAAAAATTGTATGTCACATTTCATGTAATTTGTTTTCATCATGACACCTGTCTTGTCTTCTCCGTACTTCCAATTCTTTGATTTAAGTTTGTCATAAAATTTATCAAATTTAAAATACGCATATCCTTCTTCAATTAATACAGTGCCAGATTTAAAACTTGCATCGTTTGTTGCTTTTGGTCCGTTTATTTTTGCATGCAATACGTCATGTAATTTTTCTTTTGGTGATGTGCCTATCGGTGGGTGTACAATCTTCTGTGTTTGATACAAAGCCTCAAGAACCATCTGATCTTCATCACCTTTTATTATTGGTGGTGGAAACCCTGCAGCTCTAGCTATTGCATTTCTACGTTTACGTTGATCGTTAACATGTTCAATTGTTTTACAATGTACTGTAGCTGTGCCGATACCATCTGGTTTGGTGACATCAAATTCATACTCTGGTTCTGGATCTAGATCTATTTTCTTAAGATTTGTCAACACAGGATAAGATCCTTTTGATCCTGCAAGTATACCAAACTTCTTTTTAACACATATACCTTTCTTACAATGCTCGCTGATAGGGCTCTGTGTACAGGTAAATCCCTTAAATTGTTTTGACCACGATCTTAGTTTTTGATTTAAATGTTGTTTGTCCCACGCGTTAGCATGTTCACCTGCAAAATATTTTACTGGTGCATTCATAACTTTTTGCTGCCACGTGTCTGGATATTTCATTTTAACAAATACATGGTAGTTGTACATAAATCTGTCTTTGCCATCAAAGGCTGGGTCCTTCATGATTGTAGATAGTTTTGCTAAACAAGGTGGACCCTCTATAAACTCATCGTCCACACCTTCCATGTCCTGCTTCTCTATAGATTCTGTAATTGTTTTAAGATCATCGCCACTTACAATGTTAGACTCTATGACTTGTATAAACTGTTCGAACGTAAATTGTGTGCCATCTATATTTACTGCAACCCTTTGTTCTTTTTTAAAATATGGTAAATTTATAAAGTTACCTTTGTTTAATTGTCCTGTTTCATTGTCCTTTGTTAGTTGTGTTTGTTTTGGAAAAATTTCACAATCTGGTTTTAATTTAAATAACGGCAACAGATTACTTAGAAAAGATTTTATTAATGCTGCAGGTACAAACTCTGTCATAAATATGTATAAATGTAACCCACCACTTTTTGATAAGACAGGTATCAAAGGTAGCTTGTATTGTTGAATTACATCTATAAAAAATTTTTTATCAAACTCTTCATAGTTATGTGGGTCTACGTCAACAACACCAAACCTTGCGTTGCCATCTTCGGTGCATGGTTGCACACCAATAGATTGTGTCCCCTCTAAATGATTTTTATATACTTGATCTGTTAGAGCTTCGTCGTTCCATCTGTATATCGGTTTTTGCTTTCTACTTTCTGGGTCTATCTTTAGTGTAGACATGTCCGCTACACCATAAGCTAGCCTATAGCCTTCAAAAAATTTTATATATTTTTCATCCATAACATTCCTGACGTGGGCCGTCTACTCTCGCTTCCGGCCCACGCTGTGCACATATTCCCGAAGGAATTATATAATGCTAGCTTCCTTTGGTTTATCTTCGCCATGCTTAGCTTTAACATTACCTTTCGATATGTTCTCACTAAATGACTTAGCTTGACCGTATAAGGACTCGTCAGTTACTGGACCAGCTTTACTAACTTCCCAACCAAACCATGTGCCTTTATCGTTTGACATCTGGGTAGTCTTTAGTTTGTAAATGTGGCTGAAAGATGCCGGCGTAAATAATCCGTTAGCGCCCTTCATTTTTATACCTGACATCATGGAATTCCATTTTCTACTAATTTTTAATTGAGTAGACTTCATAGAAATCAATGCAGTCGATGGACTATCTCCCGTTACAACAACAAAATGAGATGCAGTCTTCTCAACATAATTACCATTTGGTAATCTGTCTTTGTAGTTTGCATCCGGTTTTGTTTTGGACATGATATCAGAAGACGAGTCATAGATTGCAACTGGTGCACCTGGTCCGTCTCCTCTATCTTTCCATTCGATGTACTCGAGTTTGTAAAAACACGGTATCACATCGATACCTTTTACTCCGTCGTATAAATCTCCAGAGACAGAATTGTAAATCATTCCTGGCTCTGCACCCTCGACATACTTACCATCACGTTTGTTAACTTCTGGTGAAAGTTGTCCTTTTAATCAAATCACCCAGGCCGTTTTCTCGAAGCCATGTATATGCCTCTTCCTGTTTTGCTTTAGGAATAGAAGCACCGTAAACCGGTTTTACTTCTACTGAAGTTCCGTCTGCTAACTTCAATGTAGAAATATTCATCTCTTGCATCATGGTTGGTATTACCTCACCAGACACTAGGTCTACTTTTCTTTTCAATTCTTTTAACTCTTCTTCTTTTGCTAGCAACTCGTTTTCTAGTTGCTGTAGTTTTACAACTTGATCAGATAGTTTATTTGCATCGTTTGCACCATCTAATTCTTCTCGTTGGTCTTTTTCAAAATCAATCATTAATTTCTCCTTTCTCGTATAAATTTATTTTAATAGGGTAGTACACTC